GCCGTAGGGCAAATCGCACAGCACCATATCAATGCTTTTGTCTTCAATGTATTTCATCGCTTCAAGACAATCAGCATTGACAAGGCTATTCGCTGGCAACCGCCCTACGGATATGACCTCCTGCATGTCGTTAAAAGTAATCATTTATCCTCGTCTTTATTGACTCCCACTCAGCTTGGTCAATATCAACTTTGGCCCTGTTTTCAAGCCACGATACGAACTGCAAATTATCAAGCAACAACGTTCCGCCGTTACACTTTGCCTTTATGTGGTCAAGGGACGGCTTAATCCATTTGTCTTTTGTAATCCTCCACTTCTCGAATAGAGCGTTGAATTTTTCGTCGTTATAAAACTTCTCAATGAACTGTTTGTAAATATCTGTCGTGAACCCTCGATAATCTCTTTCTCTTGCGATTGAATGATTTAGGTATTTCAACTTTTCTATATCCTCAAAACTATTAAGCCATTCAAGGGAAACATCATATTTCAAATGAGCCTTCATATTTTTTAAGTTATGGTCTCTGGTCATTTTCTTGCCCTTTGACCATGTTTCGCGTCCCTTACAAGCCTTGCTAATATTGTCCTTATGTGCCTGAGTAAACTCTTTAAGTGTGTTGCGCCTCGTGATCGCTACCCCTGCCTTTTCTAATCTTCGTCTTATCAGATGATGGTTCGTTTTGAACTTTTCCGCTATCATTCTGAGTGTCCATCGTTCCGCCTCGTACAACCTGACTATTTCTTTTGTGTTCATGGTAGTTACCCCCTTTTATTTTATGGGATAATATACCACTTACTTGCCGTTATGTCAAGGCAAATCGCACAAAATCATGTCAACGGACTTGTCCGCTAAAGTCGGCATAATCTCTAGGCAATCGCCATGTATCAGTTCAATCTTTGGCATCTTTCAACTCCTTAACTAATTTCTCGTTTGCATCCACAATCTTCTGCATATCCTCAACGGATATTTCTTTTTCCAAAGGCTCGAAGAAATAAACCTTCTCGTCCTCTGTCTGAAAATACTCTTTGGTCACTTTGATTACTTTCATCTTTCACTCCTATAATATACTATATTTTGGGTCAAAAAGCAAGTGATTTTAACCGATTTCTTTTGATTTTGTTGGATTTTCATAAGCAGTTATATCCTCCTTCTTTATTTTTTTCCTCCAGAACAGCGGACTTCTCCTTTCTTATTTAATGGGTGGTCTAGCACCACTAACTACAATCCCCACAATATATAGTTTTTATCTGTAACGCTAGACCACCTGCCTCCTCATTTGTACATCCACCATTCCATGTTTCCCAATAACACAAACCAACTTCACCTTTTTTGTAATACAAACACTTCTTCTGTTCCTTCTCCCTCATAAGCTGTGGCCTCACGCCACAACACCCATTGACGCATTTATTTATCTTTTTCGATTTCCTTTTTACCATCTTCTGACCTTTATATACATGTATCTCTTTTGTTCGTCCATGTCTTTCCACAGCCAATTAAAATATTTCGTCCATAAATAAGCGACCGTTACTGAATAGCCTATGAGCATAGGCAAAACAACAAATACAATTAACAATGCTGAATCAATAATTATTTGCATTTCTTATACTCCTTGATTTAAGGAGGAGATGGGTTAGGTACGAAAGGAGAAATAACAAACTCTGTCTGTCGTTTCCTACAGACCACCATACCATCTCCTTTGTTTATTTTTATTTTGGAATTTTGCTTTCCAAAATTACAACTCCATTCTGTTTGATACGAACAGATTTAGATTTACTTACTGCTTCAAGATTAGCCACCGCTGACAATTCATTTTTATGGCTTGACCTATATATCCATCTTCTTCCTTTTTTGATTTCCACCACAAACATTGACTCTCTCATCTTTTAACACAAATCCTTTCGTAAAAAGATTATATATTGATACTGTTTGTCTATTAGTACAACTAGGACAATCATTTGACATCAATTGCTTATAAGAAAAAACTTCAAAACAATCCGGACAAAATCTTGCATCTAACAGTTTCATTTCACCCTCATATCAATAAGTGTTTTTGAATCAGTCCATTCTAAAAATTCAGAAAATTTCATAATTACTATCAAATTGTTAGGTTGTTGAATATTTGGAATTATTGCCTCAATAATATTTCCAGGAACATTAAAATAACTACAAAGCGTTAAATAATAATTAAGATTGATTGTAACACAAACCTCTTTTTGATTCCTTCTAAATATCAATACCGGCTGTCTTCCTGATAATACAGCATCATTAACACATTGTTCCCACATGGAACATACCATCGGTTTTTTCTGTCTTGAATCTAATAAATCAAGAACATCCCAATGGGTTACTTTTTTAGTACCATTTTTTAAAATAGATTTGCTTGCATATCCTGTCTTACATTCCACCGACCATAAATCAAACAAAGGCTTTGCTAAATCGTCAGAATGTTTTAAATCTCCATGCATATAAATATTTGTTTTCTTCTTATTTTTTAATCTTACTGTTGCTCTCCCACCAGAAGTATCATTACGACATACTGCGTCATCTCTTTTACCATCTGTTAACCAAAGAGATAATTTTTTAGCAACTTCTAGTTCAAAACTTCCGCCTTTCGCCATTATTTTTTTCTTCTCCTAATAATTTTAACTTCCTGTTCTTCTATTTTTTCTTCTGGCTTACTCACAATAGAGACTCCATTTATGTTTTTTATCTCTATTACATTGTCAGCATATTTCAAAATGTCTTTTTGGTCGCTTATCATTATAATTTGAAGTCCCAATTTCTCACAAACCTCTTTTATCATCTGTGATGCTTTTTCTTGATACTCAGGAGAATGTAAGAATTTCATTGGCTCATCAAGTAACAAAACTGGTCTAGTCTTATTTATTGACCATAAAGAAATTCTTAAAGCTAATGAAGCAACATCTGATACACCGCCTCCTCCTGTATTTAATATATCATCAGATTCATTACCATTTTTAAGAAATAAAAGTTTTGCTTCTGTTTTATTTCTCTTCTGAACAAAGGAAAGTTTGAATTCATAAGGAGCAGGAAATACCGAAGACAATGCCATAGTCACAAGATGAGAAATATGATATTCCAATTGCTTCTGAGTATTTTCTGCAACAGTCTGAGAGATTACTCTTGCTTTCGAATAAATCTCCAGGTCGTGATAATTTTTATTTAACCTGTCTTGCATCTCTTTCCTTTGTTTGAGAGTTATCTCTCTAACCTTTTGCAGACCTATAAGTCTTGTTTTAATAGCCTCGGCTGATTTTAAAATATCCATATCAGCTTTCCTTTTGATTTTTTTCTATCATATTGGTCAGCGCAAGAAATTTATTTTGTATTTTATTGTTTAATTTTTTCATGTCTTCTGTCAATTCCTTTAATACATTCTCTGCATCTTCAATGGTCTCAATATCAAATGATTCTTGTAATTGTTTTAGTATTTCAGATTGCCTGCCAGCAATAGTTGCCTTCTCTCTTTTAGCTTCTTCAATTTCTTCTGTCAATTCTTGTATAAGATTTATGATTTCTTTCATGGCAAATCCCTCAAACATCTTTTTATGAATTCTTGTATTTCTTTATCTACATTATTTTTCTTGAAATAAAATAATAAATTGTCCTCAAAATTTAATCCCATCTCCTTATGTTCGGACAATCCTTTTACGAAAGCATCAAGCTCAAGATTTCTTTTCTTTTCTATTTCAATTTTACGTTCATCAAAAACAAAATCTTTTACAGGTATGTGAATTTTCTCACATACCTTGCCATCAAGCATATACATAACCGGTTTATGTTCAATTTGAGCCACTGTACTTCTCATAAGACTTCCACAATTAAATAATATCTTTTTTCCAACCGTGTCTGAAAAACTGGTATGGTTATCTCCAGAAACAATGATATCAAATTCATTTTCTTTAAGTAAATCTTTTACATAAACAAAATCCGTTTGTTGTGTCCATAACTTATCTTTTACAACCATCTTATGAATTAAAAGGATAGATTTTGTATTTCTAATTTTTATCTTTGGAATGGATTCTCCATAACCTGACCCATATATTATGTATTCATCCAACGAATATATTTTTTCCCCAGAGAGAATTCGTAAATTTCCGCAAGAAGATTCTAATGCGCCCAATGCTGTGTTTTCCTTTTGTCGATATTTCATATCATGCTGACCATATATAGCCAAAACCATCACATCGTCATACGTCTTAAAAAGAGATACAATTTCTGAAAAGAATCTATAAGACGGATTAGGTTTATCAAAAAAATCTCCTGGTTGAAGAATACAGCAATTATATTTCCTTGCGTAAGAAAATATATAAATCAGTTTATTCTTCAATGCTTCATTGTAATTATCAATTCTGTTTTTTGGTGTATCTTCAGTAATATGCAAATCACCAACAACCAAAAATTTTTTACTTGTCATAATTTTTTAATTCCTTACATTCAATATTCAGTAAAGGACATATCGGATTGTTTCTTATTGTCTCATTGTATTTTTTCTGAAATGATTTTATTTCTTTATCCAGCTTATCAATACACCATGTGTTATTATTATACTTCGTCCATAATGATTCCAACTTCGCCTTATTTTTTTCCAAAGAAGTATATTCTTCCACCATAGATGCTAACTCTTTAACTGTTTGTTCAAGCTTCAAAGTTTTTTCTGTTGATTTCTTTTCTAAGTCTATTTTTCTATATGCTTGTATTCTGTTCTCAAGAATATTTTTATCTTCGACCATTTCCTTGTATTCTTCAGCTTCCTCTTCCAGCCTTTCGTATTTAACAAAAGCATCATCCAAATATGATAGTTCTTTAATTTTCTCATCAAGAGAAGCAACTTCTTTTTCATTTATTTTAATCTCTGTATTGATTACATGAATCTCAGAATTTATTCTTGAAAACAAATGGTCAATGATATCCAAACCTGTAATGATATTTAATTTCTTAGATACCTCGCCGGCAGAATCATTCAGCAGAAAATAAGATTGATGCTGTGGTTGAATATTTAACTCAGACAAATTCAGAATATCAATAACCTCTTCTGGAACATCTGTTTTAATAGCATCAAACTTTTTATCCTCCATAATATAGGAAGATTTTCCATTGATTCTATTTTTTGTTATTGTTGTATCATCATGTAATGTCAATACAGTTCCAATAACATCCTTTTCAGAACAATCCCAATTTCTTATTGCATCTCCTGATGGTCTATTGTTTATCAACCACAGCAACGATCTTAATACAGCAGTTTTGCCAGAATCAGAAGAGCCAGTAATAACATTTAATCCTTTTGTAAATGTTAAATAAGAATTTTTATGGCTTTGAAAATTGATTATGGCAAGATCTTTTATCATAAATTACATTTCCTTCTTCATTTCGTTTATTCTATCACGAATTGGTTTGATATCTTTTTTTATCTCCTGAAGAGCTTTCCTTGCCTTGGATGCTGCTGTTTTTATTCTCTTCTGTTCAAACCTATCAATGTAGGATTCAACATCATTCATCTTTTCCTTTAGTTCTTCAAACATCTCTCTTAACGATTTAACATTTTCTTTTTTAGCCATTTCTCTTCCTCCTTAAAATAATTGTTTCCATTTATCCAAACTCTCTATAAGAGAATTAAAACCATACTTTTCAAAAACGGTTCTGAATTTGTCTGGAGTAAAATTATCTTTTACAATACGTTTTCTGAAATCAGGACATCCCTCAAATGGAAGTGAGACAAGTCTTTCTGTTATCGTGGTATCATATGTATTTATCTTTTTATAAGTCTTGCTGTTTTCTTTCAATTCCTTTTTCAAATATTTGATAGCTGTTTTTTCTCCAACACCTTTTACTCCTTTGATATTATCTGTATTGCAGCCAGCAATAGATTTTACTCTTTTCCATCCTGACGGATTAATCTTGTATTCTCTTATGAACATATTTTTTGTATAAACAGATCCTTTTATATCACAGATATTACACCAATTCAATAACTGATAAAGATCCTTGTCGCTTGATATAACAACAGTCCGTTCGTCTGAGCCAACAACCAATGAGGCAATTATATCATCAGACTCATATCCCTTCTCCTCAAACACATTGGCAAATCCCATCTCCGGAAGAACCAACTTCAGCTTATCAAACTGTTCATAAGCTATCCGGTTGCTTTCCTCTTCTTCCTCTGTTAAATTTTGCCTTCTGTTCATTTTATAGTCTGGATATATTCCTCTTCTCAACGACTCTTTGCTGTCCCAACAGAATATGAATCTGTTTGTTTCAAATTTTCTTGACATATTAAAAATGGTTTTCAGAAACCCAAATATGATTTCTGTTCTACCACCTCTGTATGTAAGACCAGAGGACAATGCAAACTTTTGAGCATAAGCAACGTAGTTGCTATCAATAATAAGAAGCATTAAAATTTTCTCTCTCTGTGTACTTTTATGTTGTCTTCAACTGCGTTCCACTTCTCGCTGACCATCTTTCTTATTTTGTCCTGCAATTTATTTTCTGTTATGTAGGAGTATAATTTTTCTTGGTTTGTAAATTCCTTTTCGTCGAATTCCATCCTTTTATCTTTTTCACCGTACAAATAAATTATCGAGGACAGGATATCATCAACACCATAATCAAACAGAGCAGCAAACTCTGCTTCACGGAAGGCTTTGCCAACCTTGCTTCGTTTCAGTTTTGCTTTAACAATTATTCCGTATGGTCTTGTTTCTCCTTTATAGGTTTTCTCCAGTTTCTTTTTCACCGCCAGCCAGCAGCACTGGTGTGTATAAAAGTCAAGAGCCTTCCCACCACTTCTACGATACTTCTCACCAAACATAACATTGATATTCTCTCTCACTTGAGATATCACAATCAATGTCGCATCCTTTCCCTGTCCTATACTGCAAAGATTGCCAAAGAACTTTCCGGAGTATTTTTGCTTGGCCATTCCATAAGACCCTTTCTCTGGCATGTCTTTATCAGCAGCATCCAGAAATGTATCAAGTTCTTCTTCAGAAGCCATAGCATCAAGTGAGTCAACTATGTAAAGCAGAAACTCTCCATCCTTTAATGCCTTCACCCTTCTGGTGTAATCTCTACCAAATGCCTGCACCGTAGGGATTTGAATCCATTCAACAGCATTAAAAAATTCATCTCCATACATTTCTTCAATTGGAAAATCCATAACTCCTTCAACATTATTATATACAATATAAATTTTCTTTACTTTTGAAAATGTTTCTGGTTCTTTATTCAATTTGTAATAACAATTTGCTGCTGCTTCAAGTGCCAGCAGTGTCTTCCCACTTGAGCCATCACCAATAATGTTTACAACTCTTCCTCTTGCCCATCCACCACTTTTATCTTTTCCAGACAGAGCAAGATTCAATACAGTAGCACCACTATCTAAAAATTCAACCTTTGTTTTATAAACAGAGGTGACTGGGTCATTTATAGACTCTTTTATATTCTTTGCAATGTTGCTTGTCGTTCTTCTTCTTATTTCCATAATCAATCCTTCCAAAACCAATAATCACCAAGTCCAATGCAATCATCAAGGTCAAAGCCATACCACATTGGCTCTACTTGTTCTTCATTAAATAGAGGTTTTCCTTTTTTATTCCACTTATGAGCAATCTCTCCACTCATAACATTATATCCTAATACTTTCCAACCATCATAGGTCTTATAAACTGAAGAAGCAGGAAAAGGACTTTTATGTAATTTGCTCCAATCAACTTTTCCTGCTTCTGTTTTCACCATCACCCCATCAAGACAAAGATATTTTTTATTATCTTCTTCCGCCTCTACGTTCCTCTCTATCTTTTCGTTTCTGCTCTTTTATTTCTTTTTCCTTATCAGCACATGCGTCATAATTTTTACAAGTAGCACATGAATCGCTGCTGTCAATATCTTCACCAAAACTTAATCCTTCCGGGCATTCGTCAGTTGGAATATTCTTTGGAACATCCTTTTCTGTTCTATTCCTATCTCTACCTCTCACATTCTCTTCACCATCAGATGTTCTTGATTCCTCTTTCCCTTTGGATTCCAATTCTTCATCAGAAGCGGAGTCAAAAATTTCTTTTATCTTATCATAATCAAGTACAACGATTATTTGATCGAGCTGAAAAGCATCATCAAGGTATTTTTCATCTATATCGTAATCTCTCGGTTCAAGTTTGTGACCAGAAACTGTTTTGAATTCGTCAGTATCAACATTAAAAGAGATACTCTGACCTACCTCCTTGCGAGGATCTGCAAAAGGAATCACACCACCACCACGAGGACGTGTTGCAGCAGATTGAATTGCCTTCTCACCGTATTTATGGGAAGTCTCCCAGACCTGAACTCCCTTCTTTTCTTCCTTCGCATTGGTAACATTGACAACATTATAAACACTTCTTCTCTTCGGAGCAATGTCTCTGTAATCCTCATACTCCCAACCTTTGTCCTTAATCATCTTGTTGATGTATTCGCAAATTGGACAAGGCTTATTGTAGTTCTTCTGAGGACAAACAATATGTGCTTTTCCAGTTCCAATATTCTGGTGAATGTGTATGTCCAGATAATATGCAGGATCTCCCTCAGGAACTCTCATAGGCTTGGGCATATTATCACCAGACACAAATGGAATAATGTCTATAATGTGTGGTTCGTCCTTTGTAGCACCAAACTTGACCAGAGGAATTTCAAGATCTTCACGAAAGAATTTTAAAAAAGTGTCTCCTTCTTTCCTTTCATTACTTTCTTCCGTCCTCTTTTTTAAACCCTCTCCCCACTTCTTCATGTCATACTTTCTTGCCATAATAATTTTCTCCTTTTTCTAAATTTTGTTGTCTTGTTTTTTCTTCGTAATAGGATCTCAGTATTGCTTTGCTCACCAACCGGAACATAATATAAAATACAATAAACCCAACCAATACTAATAACACTATTGTAAAAGGACTCATACTAACCCCTTCTCTTCCTAATTCCTTCTTTAAGAGACTCATAATGCTCTTTTCTCACGGCCTCTTCTTTAAGATCTTTAGTCATAGAACTTTCTTTAGGATTTGATGCCCAGTAGCCAGAAACGAACAAAGATACTAGTCCCTTTAAAGAATTATTCCTCATATCAAAAGATATTTTTGCCACTCCCAAAATTCTTGCATCTTGTACTGACTGCAGATAAAAATCATTCGCCTCCTTATATTTAGAATTCTGGATGATTGCATTTGAAATTGCAGACTCAGTTATTTTTTCAATACCATACTTGTTTGGATTTTTCCTTATCTCTCCATCCAGCTCCGCCTTTACCAAATCAAGCTTTTCCTTATTCTTATCTCTTTCATATAAAGCAGCAGCCTCTTGCTCAGCCCAATAGCAATATAACTGAGGCTGCTTAACCAGTTCTTCATCCAGCTCATTCTTGTTGATGAATATCTCTGTTTTAAAATCTCTGTTAATTTCTTCTTTGAAGTCTTCCTTGCTCATATTTTCTCCTTTACAATATTATTATATATTAATTTTGAAAAACTTATAAAATTATTTTAGTCCATTTGCCATTGCACAATATTTAACAAGTAAGCTCTTCCCGCCAGTATAAAAAGGTTCGGAGAACATATCCATTATCTCCACAACTCTTTGGTCATACTTGGACAATAAAACTTTTTCCATATACTTTAGGATTGACAATCTTATTTTCTCAGGGTCATCTTCAAGAGACTTTAGAATTTTAGCAATCGATTCCCACTTTGAGTTTCTCAGTAATAATTGACACAAATCTAAAACCGTTTTCTCTTCCACAGAAGTATTAAGTAGAACCCCTGTTGCATCTTTCTCATCCATATCTATAACTTGGTCTAACATTACCAATGCTTGTCTCGGACAACCATCACTATAATCCGTTATCAGATTTAAAAGAGAATCAGAAACATCCACATCCTCTTCTTTACAAACTCTCTTCAATAATTTTAAAATCTGAGACCTCTTGAGAAGTGGGAACATAAAAATCATGCATCTGGTTTTGATAGTTTTTATAAGTTTCTCCGGATCTGTAGTACATAGAATTAATCGAACGTGCTTGGGGGTGTCTTCCAGAAGCTTCAAAAGGGCGTTTTGAGCATCATTCGTCATTTTATGGCACTCGTCAATCAAATATATTTTTACTTTTCCTTTCATCGGAGCGTATTTACTATTCTCAGTTATTTCTCTAATAGTATCAATACCACGCGTGTTTGCAGAATTGTACTCAAAGAAGTCCATATCAGAACAGTTTAATGATGACTTGACTATTCTTGCCGAAGTAGTCTTCCCACATCCGGAACTCCCAACAAATAAAAAAGTTCTGACCTCCCCATTCTCTCTTCCCAATACGGTCATTAAAGACTCCACCACAGACTCTGCCCCCACAAATTCTTCAAAAGACTGTGGTCGGTATTTTAAATGTAATGGTAAACTCTTATCTCTTTCTTTCATTTTAACTCCTTTTTAGTTAAGTTTTTCTTTATTGTACCAACTCTCATTCACTTTAGTTACCTCTGCTTCCACTTCCAAAGGAACACAGAGGAATGGAAATTCCTTTCTAATAGCTTTTGTCATCACCCAATTCGCCATCTTTACTACTCTCTCCTGTTCTGATGGATATAAATCAAAAAGAATACTATCATGAATCTGACCAATAATTTTTGTTTTCCAGTTCTCTTTTACTCGAATATTATTTAATCTAATCAAAGACCAAAGCAAACAATGAAATGCAGCTCCCTGAATTGGATAATTAGATAACTGATTTCTTGATAAAAGTCCTGATCGACGATGTCCAAATAAAAATTGAATATGTCCTCTTTTCTTATAGGTTGTTTCATTTTCTTCTTTCCATTTTTTAATTAGAGGAAAACGTCGCCAGAATCCATTTTCAATTTTTTTGATATGCTCAATAAAATCATCAAGACTACTAATATTTTTTCTTTTAAGATGAGTCAGTAAAGGGGTATCTGTACCAGTAGTCAATGACTTTGCTTCCTCCCATAAATTCTGAGCACAAGATACATAATAAGAACCGTAAATTTCCGGAAACACGAAACCATTCTTCGTATGGAATCTCATCATCTTTGTCATTTCTTTATCAGAAGCAATCCAAACTTCTCTACCAATATCATAATGCATATCTGAAGTTGGGTCATTGATATATTTTATCAAGGTAGGATCTTTAGTATAACAAGCACAAATTCTCACTTCTATTGCAGAGTAATCTATTTCGAGTAATTTATTTCCTTTTGAAGGAATTATTCCTGACCGTGTTTCTTTTTTTGCTTCTTCATCTCTGACAGGAATATTTTGAAAATTAGGATTACTTGAGGAACTTCTGTAGGTATCTACAGTATGTAAATGGAAATTAGGATAAATTTTTCCATTAACTCCTTCTCTGATAAATTGAGCAAGATAAGTATCTTTTATTTTTTTAAGTCTTCTATATCTCAGTAAATCATCTATGAAAGGAATATGTATATTGGATAATGCTTCGACATCTACCGACATTCCCCCACTACTTGTTTTTTTATCTGATTTAATTTTAAGAATATCAAAGAATAGAATTTTTAAGTCTTTAACAGATTTAATATTTAAATCTCTCCCAGTAGCATTTTTAAAAAGCTTTCCTTCTTTCCCTTCCATTAAATCCAATTCAATTTTATCTATGAGCTTTTGTAGTTCTTTATCTCTTGTATTATACCAAGATTCATTAATACAAATCCCCTGACTCTCAATATCACAAAATGCAAGAGTGCCTTTTAGAAATAAATTATTTGCCTTTGTCAAATCCTCATCCTTCGCAAGTTCCATTACTTGCTCCTCATACAATTTTCTGGTGACCAAAGTATCAATTGCATTGTATCTGCATAAGTTTTTAAGAGGCATTTCATTCAATTTATTTTTTTGTTGACCTTCCAAAATATACTTTTTCATTTCCTTCTCATAATCAGGGACCCCCCATCTCACAAAAGACTGAAATTTTAATCCAATTGATGTAGAACGATATTCCAAAATATGTTGGGTAACCATTGTATCATGAACCCATCCTTTAGTCTCTGTATCAAATCTTGCTAAACCCCATAAATGCTCAAACTTGATATTCTGGTTTATTTTTAAAATATCTTTATTCTGCAATATCTTTTTCCATAACTTCTCAATACCAGAAATTTCATACTTTACTTCAGGATGATCTAAGCCAAAAGAAACATTATTAATCCCGATTGACCATATCTTTGGGTCCAGCAGGTGAGAATTAAGAGCTGATGTTTCATAATCGAACACAATAGGTTTTTTGTCCTCCAACACACATTCCAAAAAATCTTCTATTTCTTGCCGACCATCCAAAACATTAACGGACAAATCTATTTGAGAAGGCATCTTTTTACTCAAACAAGATAAAGCCCATTTTATATCTCTTTGAAAAATAATATCTAGTTTTTCATCCTTATTACGCAAAATGTAAGAGGGGTGGTACATAGGGATTACAAAACAATTTCTATCAAAATCAGGTATCAATCTTCTTCTCCATACATTGACTGCTGACTCAGAAAATCTATGAGAGTAGAAAGAGGTGATCGCCGAACTCCCCATCAACCATATAAACTTGGGATTAAGTTCCTTAATAGTATTTTCCAAATTACTGTAACAGAGTTTTAATTCCTTTCGTGTTGGTTTTCTATTATCAGGAGGACGACAAATCACAGAATTGGTTTTCCAGAAATCATGGTCTAAATCATAACCGATATCCTTCAATGCATTTCTAAGTATCTGTCCTGCTTCTCCTATTAATTGAATACCTTTCTCGTCTTCTGTCTTCCCAGGCGCTTCGGCAATGATGAGTATTTCCTTTTGCCCTTTCCCCGTATATTTCATTTTTGGATGCTTGCATCCTTTATAAAGACCACAAGACTCACATGGGTCTTTTACTTCCTCTATCTTTTCTTTTGTTCTAGGAGCAAAATAGTCCTTTTTTGTAAAAAAACCTTTCATTTTTTCCTCTTCTCAATTTCTGACTTAAATAAATCAAAAGACCAAGCAAATGAACTCAGCGGTCGTATATATATATGAGAACAATCTATTGCCTGCTTTAATTAGAACTTTTTCTTGTTGCTCGGAAACGACATGTCCTGCTAGATATATTTTCATTTGACCATTCCTTAAATAAAATAAAATCTTGAGAAGCCATTCCATCTTCTTTATGGGAGTAGAAAGAATAAAGTCTTGAACAATATTTTTCTAATAAAAACATTTCTCTCTCTCTCAATAAGGTATTTCCTGCGAAATAAATTATCATACGGGCAAACTCATAATGTGTTTGAATTGATCTGACTCGAATAGTGCCTTTCCTTCCCCGAGGGTCATCACTGTACTTTTTGAAAGAACCTGTCCAAAAAACTGAGGATTAATAAAGAAAGTAATTTTCTTTCCTTTGTATTTAAACTCCACTTCTTTCTCGACCCATCCTGTTTCTTTTTCCCCCCTACAAATTATGCCGTCAGGACCAATTGAAACTGATATCTTTTTTGACAAGTCTACTTCCCCTTCTGCCATGATCATCGTAAGGTCAATAGCAGATCTCAATTCCTTTGGAAGTTTTAATTCCAACCCTTCAGTTTTAAAATACTCCTGTAAATCGGGAAATTCCCCTTCCACATTTCTGGAACTAAAGCATACATCATCCTCTGTTTTGAAATATACCCAAGCATCTGATACCGAGTATTTTATAGGTTTGAATTTTATCAACTCAATTACCGAAGTTAGAGGAATAAGAAAATTCTTTTTAATCTTGGATTTCATTTTATATGAAGAAATTCTCACATCATCTGATGACATAATCATATCCCCTTGAACTCCTAAGCACGATAAAAATCCTTGGGACACATCTTTCGAGATAGAAAACATACAAAGATAAATCCCCTCAGTAAACCCTTCGGGAATGGGGAGCCATTTCTGTTTATCCAATTCAAGAAGATCGACCAGATCAAGAACCTTCGTGTCCTTAGAAGCTGCCATTCCTGATTTGACTTTTCCAGATTTGATGAGAAGGACGTCTTTGTCATAAACTAATTCCACTTCATCTGCTTCCATTTTCACCAACAATTTATAAAAATCGTCAGCTTTAACTGAGCAAGAGAAATCTGTTTTAAATGGATGACTAATGCAAATTCTATCATTGTAAGTTATGATATTCTTCCCGGCAAAAATAAAATGAGTAGCCTGCTCTACCAATTCTTTCTTTGCCAACCCCGGTTTTACCGCAGCCAAAATTTTTAATAGTTCTTCTCGTTTAACTTTCATTTTTTCTTTCCTCTCCTTTTACTTTTCCTGAACTGGTATACTTCTCCAACAATAAAGGATCCTTGCTCACTCTCAAAAAATAGTAGGACATCAATCTATATTTGCTACCAATTTTAGATAATGATTCTCCTTGATTGTCCTCTAACCAAGTTGCCAAATACACGATCATTTTTTCTGCCTCTTCTTTTCTTGTTTGATTAAATTTAATATTTGACAGTACCCATCTATAATAAAATAAAAACTAACTAACCTGTTCCACTTTTTAAATTTATAATACAATTTCTTTTCTCTTCCCTTTACATTACTGACCGTGAATCCGGAAGCAAGATAGATTATCATTATTTTCTCAATCCAAATTTCTTCTGCAAGGATTCTTTCTTAAAAGACCATGGCCATTTCGGCAATGATTCTTGTAAATCAAGATAGTAGGCTATATTTAATTCATCCCGCAGTTTGTAATCATTACAAATTCCGGGCTCAATAATGGTTTCCACTAATCGGTCGTCCGACCAACCATCTCTGACATATCCTTCTCTATTGTCCGTGCCATAGATACTTCGTTGAGAGTCTGCCTCTTCTTTACCAAACCAACGTTCCCCTTCTTTTAGTTTATAGTCTCTATCCACTGACCTATACTCGGATTTCCCGAGAACATACCCTTTCTTCTTGAAATACTCCATGATTACTTTTCTCTCCATCTCAGTGTAAGTAAGAATATGTTTGTCTTGTTCTTTAATATCCGGAGATTTTAAAGACACTGTCACTTTCCAAGGCTGCTCATCATACACATATTTCCCATTTCGGAAACGAGGGACCATCACAGATCCAAATCTCCCCGTCATAACCCAACTTGTTGAGTCTACACTATACCAAGGATACTTAAGTAATAACTCTAAAGAGGTCATACCAAAACCATGAACTTTCACTTTTGGCATTCCATCTTTATCACAGATATACTTCTCGAACACTTCATCCAGAATAGGAACTATGTCTTTTTTGGAAATTGAACCTCCCGCCATACCTCCAAGACCAATATATTCATACTCTTCATCAATATACTTTTTCAACCAACTATAAGGTTCCAAAGTAGAATGGAAAACAGGAAGTGGACGCAGTCCTTTACTTTCCATGTATTTCTGATTTCTATAAGTAGCCTCGGGATCTCCAATAACGTCAAGATTTGCATACACCGTGATGTATTTTATATTCTTCTTTATGAAGGAAATGTATTCATCTATATCAATAGTGACCCCTTTCGACCAAGCAGAGTAAGCACCCGAATCTAAAAAAAGATTTATTTTCTTCATTTTATAAAAATCCTTTTCGTTTTAATATTTGTAGTTCTTTACAGTTCGGACAATCACATTCACTCATGTCTGAATTATTCAGATAGCAATTATAAAAGTCCAAGTACTTTTTCTCTTTTAAAAAAGAGAGAACGCGTTTCTTTGTCCATCCCACAACTGGTAATTTTACATCAAGATGAAGAAGAGAAGAAAACAACTTCAAACTAACAAAGTTGCTGTCTTTATATTGATCGAACAAAGGGAGAAGACCTCTATTGCCCATTATAACTTCTGAGTACTTCAATTCTTTTAGTTTCGATAGAAAAAGAAAATTCCGGCGTTCTTGATCATGAACTAAGTTCATTTCAATCACTATCAATTCTTTATGAAAGTGGTCAGCAAGAAACTGAGCTTTCTCTTTTTCTTTAACTAAATAAAGTTGATTGTAATTAAAAAAAATAAAATCATACTCGTTTACCCTTTCTTCAAAAAGAAAAGGAAGGCACCCTGAATCAAATCCTCCTGAAATGGTCATACATTTTTTTCCCATTTAAAAATCTCCTTAACGTTTATTTTTGATACTGGAAAGAAAGGTTGAGTGACCATCTCTCCTTCATGGGATATCCAATCACATAACTGATGAATTAATACCCCCATTGCTAATGTCGGTTCCAAGAAAGAAACAAGCACAACAAAAAATAAACTGTGAGTTCCTCTATATAGGTTCTTCTCTGTAGAGGTCAGAAGAGAAGAATCAAAACTAATTTTTTTTCTCTGTATTTGAATCTCATTAACAATCAAAGGCAAATCAATCACAACCGAACCCAAAATAAAGAATGAGGATGGAAAGACAGTCACGTATCCAATTAAACCAATTAGAAGATGTTTATCAATCCCCATTTTGAGTTCCTTCAATCTAATGTTTTAACAAAGAAAAAACTTCTGAACGACTCGATGGATCCTTAAGAAAAACCCCTTTCAAGGACGAGGTCATCATAATAGAATTCTGTTTCTCCACTCCTCGCATTCTCATACATAAATGGGAAGCTTCTATAACACAAACAGCCCCTTTAGCTTTTAAATTACTCATAATGGCGGAAGTTATTTGATCCCCCATTCTTTCTTGTATTTGTAATCTGCGAGCAAAAGCATCAACGATACGAGCCAGTTTAGATACCCCAATGACTTTCTTATCTGGAATATAAGCCACATGTGCTTGACCAAAGAATGGAAGCATATGATGTTCGCACATAGAATAGAACTCAATATTCTTTAGAACAATTATCTCATCATAACTATCATTGATAGCTTCAAATGTTTTAAATAATGAGCTTATGTCTATGGAGTAACCTCCAAACAAATGTTTATATGAACGAACAACCCTTGAAGGGGTTTCTACAAGACCTTCTCTATCTAGATCCTCCCCAATAAATTGGAGTACCGTTTGGACTGCTTCTTCAACTTTCTTCTCCATATTACCATCTCCTTACATTACAAAGTAATAGATCTTGTGACAGGTCTATTACTTTGTTTATTGATTCCCCTCTATTTATTTTGCCCCTGCCGGTAAATACTTTCCTTTCTGCCAACTACCCACCCACGACTTTATAGTAAGAGGGGAAAGGTCTTTTCCTTCTTTACTCTTCTGAAGTTCTTCCACAGTCATCTTCTTCTTAGAATCAATCCAAAGAGAGTAGATCAAGAATTTTCTACTGGGACCTTTTTCCTCTTTTTTAGATTTAGCTGGTTTGTCTTTTTTGGGCTTTTCTTTCTCCGTTTTCATCTCTTTTTCTCCTTTCATTTTCTTGGTTTTTTCTGGTTTCTTTAGGTCCTCTTTTTCGTTCTCTTCTTCTGGTTGTTCAGTTTCTTCCGACTCTAAGAACAATTCCTTGTATGCTACTCTTACTTCTTCCGGAAGCTTCTGTTGTCTTTCCTCCTCTGTAGCCCCATACTCCTCATTATCAAGGACTGAGTCAACAGCCTGACCAAACAACTCTCTCAACTCGTCTTCTTTGACCTTAATGTCGATGGGGTCAGTCAATTCTGTCTCGTTGAGCTTCTTAACAACCACAACCAATTTCTTTCTTTCCATTTTTTTTATTCTCCTTTTTAAAATTGTTATTTATTTCTTCCTTCTCATATTTATATTATATATTATTTTTACAAAACTTGACAAAATATTTTACTTAATTTCTTGGAAAACGCTTTCTTTATATTTGCTTGGTAATGTGAAAGCCTTCTCCGAATTTCCTTTTAACTTATCGTTGTGGTGATTTGAAAATCCAAAACCAGGCAAAGTACTTAAACCATCCATACTAAGAAGAAAATTAAAAATTTTTAGTTGAGCTCTTTCCCCATTAAAATATTTTAATTCCATGTGATTAATCATTTTCGAAAACAAAGACAATTTTCTCAATAAAGATACCAACTCTTTCTTTCTTATTTCATTTTTGGTATCTTTCTCCTCAGAAACCAGAACTTCCTGAAACATACTACAAATTCCTACGAGGAACTCCTTCGTATTGAGTCCATTCTGAAACTTGACTCTTCTAGCACAATTCAGAAATGTACAGTATATTGCTTCTCTCTCGTCCCTGAAAGTTACTTCTGCATCGTTCCAGTATAATTTAAGCATTTCTCTCCTCCAATATTTTCATTTATAATACATCTATTAACTTATGTAGTTGTAAATTTAGAATGCTGTGATTTTCCCTACAAACCTTTGTTCCTGTCATCCATTCAACCAACTTGTTTGATTGAACCGTCCCCCGTTTTCCTTGTACCGGAGAAAAAGCATATCGAGGTGGTAATACTTCCGACAAGTTATTTATTTCTTTAATGGTGTTGACCGCCTTATCGAAGTCCTTTTGATTGGCTATAACAAACTTCACAAAATCCTCTGGAGACAAATTTTGGAAATTACTTATGTTCATTTTATCTCCCATTCCACTTGATGGTGTTTTCCAATCAACCACCCAAACTACTCCCCATATCTCTGGAATGGGTAGAGAACCATTTGTTTCTATACAAACTGAAATATAATTCTGTCGATGGGCATCTTGAAGTCCCTCTACCAATTTAATCAGCCCTTCCCGTTGTAATAATGGTTCCCCTCCTGTTATAGTAATGTTTGTCAGTCCATAACTTTTCACCACTTTTATGATATGAGGAATAGTCCATTCATCCCCACCACTTTCATTCTGAGAATACTTCGTATCACAATAGGAGCACCGGAGATTACAGCCCTGAAACCGGATAAATGTACAAAGAGATCCCTGCCCTCTTCCTGACACTTCACCATTGATACTTGGGAAAATAGAGTTAATTCTTATTTTAGTTTTCATCCTTCCCTCCACTCAACATAGGCATCAGGGGTCTCCCAAACTCTTAGTCCTACAAGTCGTAAATACTTATGTTCGGAGTATCTACCCAAAACCTTTTTCACTTCTTCCACCAGGTAATCAACGATATTTTCTGCTGTAGGATTATCAAGAATCTCGTTGAGGCAATTATGATCTACCCTATTAAATATAGGATCTACTAGTTCCTTCAAATCAGAAAAATCAAGAATCATTCCTTTACATGATCCCTCTGTATCTATTCTTCCTTCTACTCCAATATCTACAAACCACCGATGACCATGTAAATTATGGCATCTTCCTTCATAATTAGGTAAAAAATGAGCCGAATCAAAATGAAACCTCTTCCATAAAATTTTCATAAGCTTTCCTCCATTATTTTTTATCCTCCTTTGGTTTTGTATTTTTTGGGGCATGCGCAATTTCAGAATCAAGACACACCTGACCTAACTCAAGATTCTGTAAAACAATACAACTTCGCTTCTGGTCAAATTCCTCCTCTCGTCTTGCAATTACCGATACTCTTATACACCCACTTCTTTTTTCTTCTTCTGTTTGATTGATAGCCATCATCAAATCAACATTAGCTACCTTTCTCCAGTCTTCAGACACGTCTGTCTGCATTACAAATTTCTTATCTGCAGAAGCTCTGTTTGTCTGACTAGCAGTCACTACAAGACATCTTTTGCTAAATGCCAAGTTACCAAACATCTTCCATGTCTCATCATATCGATCCCTTCCGGTTATTCTACTATCCTCTGGTAAAAGAATGTCAGCATAATCAATAACAATAACATCTGGAATAAAGTCTTCATCGAACTCAAGTGTTTCTAAATCAGATTTTATATCTTTGACATTAGCAGAAAATTTTGGGTAACAAACGAGCCTGAAATTATCACGGAACATTTGCTGCATTCCTTGAGCAATTCTTCTCGTACCAGATAAAGTCCTTTTTGTTCTATGGATGGTGGTAAACCATACTTCTGGAATAAAATCTCTTTTCCCTTTTCCTCTACAAACAGTACAGGGCATATAATCTGAGTTAGGATCATAGGAAGGTTTCTCTCCTTCATCATTTCTCAATTTGATATGATTAGTTCTCTCCGATTTTGTGCATGAATCCATTTGATTTTTAAAACAATCAAAACAGGGATAAATATAATCTTTCGTTTCTTTATCTTGAGCAGTTATTCTTCTGAGCAATCTTCTTTTCATCATAAACTGAGGCATTTCTAAAGACACCAGAACGACTTTTAGTCTTTCAAAAAATGCTTGAATGGCAACTTCCTCAAGAAGAAAACTCTTGCCCCTTTTTGCCGGAGACATTATTCCGACTAAGGTGCTCCGTTCAAAATCACCAATGAGATTACCAAGCGCTCCGGGCATGCGAAACAAAACATTTGAATTGTTTGCTTCGTCTTCAAAAAATTTCTTTATCTCATCATCAGAAAAAGGATTTATAAATTTAGCAGAATCTTTACTTATCTGTCTGTAAGATTGAAGAGCCTTTTCAGCTTCATCCAGTTTATCAATTTCAACGCAAGATTCTACCTGCTCGGAAATATTTTTTAAGGCTCTTTTTTTGAAATACGATACTGTTTTATCAATCAAATAATCTTCATTGAGTTTGTCTTCTTTCTCGAACTCATCAGATAGTTTTGATAAAAAAGAACCAACAAGAATGGTTTCTTCCTCTTTTAATTTTTCCTTCTCGGTATTGTAAATATCCTGTATGTGTTTGTTTGGAGCTTTCCTATATTTTCTATAGTAATCGGATACCCATCTTGAAACAACCTGACTGTATGGATTTACAAAGGTGTCTTTTCTTATTAGCTTCAAAGTATCTCTGCATACTTTGTCTGATACAATTAATCCGGTGAGTATCTTCTCCTCAATATCATTATCAATCGATCTCCTTCTTATCACTTGTTTTCATCCTTTTTTTTATTTTACTGACATCAATATTATATATTAAAAATAGAAATCTTGCATTTTTATTTTTAGTCATACAAATCAAATGTTACGTCCCCATCAGAATTGAACCTGCTCATAGGAGAGTGGTGCCGGGACTCTTCTTCAAGAATGCCCTGTCGATACATATATGCCGGCAAGGTTTTATTTATATTATGTTCGGCACAAAACCAATGAGGAAGTATTTTACTTTCATCGTTTGTTGATTTTACAATACACTCAAACAAGTATCTCGCCATTTTATAATCATCAACGGACATGTATGGTGAGAACTTATCTTCATTGTTCTTTATAAATTCTTTGAGCATTACTGCTGCTCTTCTAAAACAATTTATATCTTTTGTGGATAATGCTGTTCTTGCTTTCCCCAGCACCTCCTCCCTGTAAAGAGAAATTAATTTATTTGTTATATTGGGGTACAGATCCTCAACAGGGGTACCAATCATCTTTGGTGGCTCAAGGTATTTATCAAATAAGGAGTATGGAGTTGGGAATCCTTGATAAATAAATCTGTCAAGTGTCATTTTCTGGTACTTAAATTTCATATCAGGCTTTGCAGGCTCATAACGGGTGTCTGTTGCTGCGATATAAAAGTTGCTTATTACTTCTTTGATTTTATCAGGAGTGTGTTTTTTGAGCTGAGTTTTGGTGAGTTTTATGCAATTGTTATAAGATTTGGTTCCTATCTTTGGTAATGGCAATTTATAATGGTCATTCCAGTAAGAAAGTATGTCTTCTACATCTTCTGTGGCATGTAATGGTGGTACTTCTTTTCTTTTATTAGTTGGATATAGTTTCGACCAATCTGTTTTTTTCTCTGGTAAGGTTTGTTGAGTAGTTCTTCTTCTAATAATGGTTTGATTGTTTATAGAAGAAGAATCATTTACAGCAGTAGAATTGCGAACTTTAGTTTGCCCTGCTTCTTCTTTAGAAGAAGCTCTTAAATTATTCTTTATAATCTCTTTATTATTATATTTTAAGTTCTCTTTAAACCTGCTATTAAGATCTTTTAAAATCAGATTATTTGTCTTTTTATAGTCTGGATTAATGGACAAAACCCTTTTTCTTCCATCAAATGAAAGTTGCTTGATATAACCTTCTTCTTTCAAACGAGAAATGGAGGTGCTTACAGTGGTGGGGGTGACGTTAAGAATTTTAGCAATATGATCATTACTTGCAAAGCAATGATCTTCTCCATCATAAAATTCGATAATACAAAACACAAGACAATCTATCTTATTCAGTTTACCATTCAAAAACAGTTCAGGAGGCATCACTACATATTTTAAATGAAATCTATTGTCTTCCACTTCTATTATCTTCTCATCCATTTTTCTACCTCCTTAAAAATAAAAACCATTTATGTCAAGGCCGAGTTCAACAAGTCCAAAAGAAGGTTTTTTGTCTCACTCGATTTCCGACCGAGTTCAACGCAGAATTGAACATCGGCCTTGACATAAATGGTTTTTAAAAAATATTTCATATCTCTTCTTTTGGACTTCTGTGCACGGTCGGATATGCATTTATTTATTATATATTATTTTCCTCAATTATATATAATTAAATAATATTTCTTATGTGAGAAAATAGGTTTTTCTTTTATAATCAATGATTTAAAAATTTTTATTTTTTTTTGGCTGGTTTAATTTTTTGGAAGGATTTCCTCCCCGGCATTATTTTTCCGGGGAGGAAATATTTGGAGGGATTATAGAAAGTCTTTCCTTAATTCATTTATTTCTCCATCTGTCATGTCAGATGGGTCTCCTTTATCGAGCTCAATCACTTCAACCTTTGGAACAAAAGTAGAAAGAACATGTCCAAGCTTATATGCCTTCTTTATAGCATCAGAATCAAACATTACATACACCTCTTTTAGTTCTTTCTCATACAGAAGGAATAACTGCTGATTGGTATATTCAACACCAAGGAATGCACAGCTGCCATCACCAACTCTCCATTGATCAAAAACTCCTTCAACAAGTATTGCCTTTCCTCCTTTCTTTATAGAGTCTATTCCATACAAACAATTCTTAACATTAATTACGGACTGCTCGTTGCTTAGATTTTTGTATTTTGGCGTCTGTTTATCGGTAACATCTCTTGCCAGAAAACTTACAATTTCTCCATCAATAAAAATTGGGATGACAAGTCTGTAAGACCATTTACCTCCAACATGATAATAAGCTTTGAGCTGATATTTTTTTATTACATAATCAGCATCAAATCCTCTTCTCCTGAGATAATTTTTATGTGGCTGTGGTATGGAGTCTTCCAGTCCTTTTGGAAAAACTATCTGCGCTGCATTTCTTTTTGGTTCTTCTTCCTCGTGAAAATTTATTCCATATTCTGATGTAAGTTTTTTAACCTTTTCACGGGACATTCCCAATCGATGTTGGATTAATTTTTCTATGTGCCCCTTTGCTCCGCATATCCAACAATGATAAATGCCGGAAGACAGATTCACCCCAAGATGGAAACTGGGATCATTTCCACAAAATGGGCAATTCAATTCGACCCACCCTCTAGAAGTATTTTTCCCGCTTGTCGAATAATCTATTCCATTATCTTCAAGCAATGAGATTATATCAATCATAACCATCCTTTCTTTACATAAGTTTTTAATCGCTCACAAAAATGCTGTGACAGATATTTCGCTGAATCAACAAAATCGACAATTACAAACTCATTTTTACCTTCATCTTTTCTTGCTCCACGACCACAAGCTTGAATTAAATCCTTTTCATTTTTACCACCTCCTGCAATAATAATTGAATTCAAACTCTTTACATTAATTCCTTCCCGCCACACAACTGTGGAAACTACATTCTGAATTTCCTTTCTCTCAAGTTTATGTTTGATATCAAGTCTGGTTTCACTATCAACCTTTCCCTGCACATCAATTAAAGACACATCCATCTCTTCTGCCATTGCCAATAAGTTTCTAATGTGTTCAATTTTTTGAACATATGTTAGTGTAGTAAGTCCTTCTCTGTTTAAGCTTTTTATTTCCTTCAATACCAGCCTGTTCCTGTCTTTGTTGTTGACAATGGCTTTGTCGTATATATCAGCATATGTTCTGGTTTCATAATCTGTATATGCTTCAACAGGAATAAGTCTTACATCAGGAGCTGCCAATATGCCAATGTCCATCGCTTCCTTGAATGTCAGCTCGTCAATCACAGGACCAATAAGACCTTCCAAACAAAGCTTAACCTCTTGCTTTATAGGTAATGTGGCAGTGAAAGCAAATCGTATTGGGGCAAGGAGCGTGGACAACACCTTATAGTAAGAACTGTTCATCACACCAGAATGATGACATTCATCACACAATACAACATCAAACTTATCACAATAATCTTTGAAGTCAAGCTTATGAAAAGTTTGAATGGTCGAAACAACAACATCACCCGTTATATTTTTTTCACCACCTCCCATTTTTGAACAGGTGAATCCAAACTTGGTGAATTCTGATATTGCTTGGTCAACCAAGTCAATGGTGTGGCATAGGAATAAAATCTTTTTGTGGATCAATGCTGATATTATCCCAGCCATCAATACTGTTTTTCCCGCTCCTGTAGGAGCAACAATCACCCCTCTCCCTTTATTCAATGCAGACTGAATTTGTCTTGTCTGATCCTCACGGAATGTAATTCCATCAAGGGATGGATAATAACTGCGATTATAATAATCATAATCAATTCCATCTAACTTGTACACAATGCTGTTAGAGTCTAAAAACTTAGTAACTCTTGAAAGGAACCCTGTGAGAAAAACTCCTCCTTTCTGTACCATTGAATACATATATTTTTTTCTTTGTTTTGAATAATTGTTTTTAATCCAAAATTCTTTTTCAAAAGATAACAATTCTTTTATAAGTTTTGGCTCTGTTATGCTGCTGTATATGGAATCAATCTCTGTTACTTTGACCATAAGTCACCTCACAATTCATTTACATATTCAACTACTTCACCAAATATTCTTTCGGTTGTTTTCATATTCCATTTCTTTTTCTTTTTGAAATAACGCACAATATATCTTCTGCAAAACTTCCCTGTTGGTGTTGTTAATACATTTAATAATTCGTCCGGTGTATTTAATATGGTCATAATTATTTCTTTTGCTTCTGCTGACAGCTTTTGAAAGTTATCTTTTGCGATCAGAGAAGTCTCTTGATTAAGAGACGACGACAAAATAACTGTCCCTTGTTGGTCTTCCATCTTCTTTGAGTATTCTTCTGTGATAGTTAATGGTCTATTTAAATAATAAAATTTAGCCCAATCATAATCACTCGGATTATAAGCAGAATAATAATTTTTCTTCATTTTGCAATCCTCCTTTTTATGATAATCGTAGACTCTTCTTTTTTCTTTGATTTAATTCTAATAAGTGTTGATATCCTACCACCAAATTTTTTATCCCAATTTACGCTACCACATTCACAATAAGAATGCCTGTGAAGAGGCTCTCCTGTCAATTTGTGATAACCCACAAACCATGTTTTTATACCCATAATTTTCTTGTCACAAACATAACAGTTGTCTTCTCCACCTTTAATCTTATGCCAATAAGAATTTATTTTTTGCTCTGGCAGCTCCTGCTCTTGATTTGTTTTCCTTCGTCTAATCTCTGTCATGTGATTTCTCCTTTCTTACCAAAAGAATTTTCCAGCCTTACTGCACATTCAGTTGATAATGATCTTCTTGATTTTTTTGCCGATTCTACCAATTTGGTCCAATAAGAATGTTCTAAATAAACACCAATAACTTTTTTCTTAGTTTTTTCTTTTTTCATTTTATACCTCCTATCCAAAGAAATATACTAAAATAATCAACACAATAGAAAGAATACAACTGATTAAAATATATCCTATGCTTTCCAAAACACGGATCTCTGTCTCATCAATATATTTTTTTATTTCACCAATCCATTTCATTTTTTCCTCCTTCTTTTTATGATAGTTTGTCGTTTATATTTGTCTGGATATTTGCAATATGGACAAATCAAATCTTCACAATATTGCTGTGTTTCCTCTGCTGTTTGAAAGAGATGCCAATCAATATCCTCCCCACAGACTGGACAAGCAAACAATGTTCGTTTTCCAAATTTTATTTCTCTCATTTCGCCTCCTCAAATAAATTTTTAATTTTTTCAAAATCTTTTTCCATTTTTCTTCTCCTTAATTTTTTAGGTTGAAAAGTTACCTACAAAGTTTTACAAATAATTTTTGCATGCTCTGTAGTCCAGATAGCATGCCCATCCGTCAAGTACTTCAGTCTTTTAGTCATAATTCTCTCCTTTCTGTTTTGTTTTTTTCCAAGATAAACTCCAAACTCTGTCTCACAATTTTGTAGCTGTCGTTTCTTAAGATGAAGTCCGATAGTCTCTTCATCACCAAAATCGTCTTCAGAGTTTGGTCGTCTTTTTTCCAAAAAATTCACATCCACTAATAAATTCCATTTTTGTCCATTCATAAATTCCTCCTTTCGTTACAAGAATAGCCTTTAATGAGAAGCAGGATATTGTAGTGACTATCCTGCTTCCGATAAAGGTTATTCTAAGTCAAACTTCCTGCTAGGTTTGGTAACAATCATATTGCTCAACTCCTCATTGATCTGCTTGAAGCTGCGGTCAACAAACTTGAGAAGATCTTTATCCTTCTTCATTTTCTGCGGAGAGTCAATCTGAGAAAGAACTTCTTCTGCTTTCTTGACCAAGTTTTCCAACTCAACATCATTGGTGATGTTTCTGTGGGTGAACACAGAGATGAACTGGGTGATGTTGTCAAAGGAGGCATCTTTCCAACCTTTCTGCTTACCATCTTTGTTCGGCTTGAGGATTTCGATGGCGTGAGAAATCAAGCTTGCAAAGCTCTGTCGCAGCGTCTGTGTGATTGTTTCTGTGCAATCCTGCATCCTTTTTTCCAGAGCAGCTTGCTGCCTCTGGAAAGCTTTTTTCGACAGAGAGGTTTCGTCACTGTAAACCTTGAGCCAAGCGTAGAAGAAGTAAAACTTGCTTCTGATTTCAAAAGCGGAAGGATATCTCTTGATATTCCACTGATCTTGCAGCTTGTCTCTTGCCTCATCAATCTGAGTTCTGTACACAGCAACAAATGCTTCAACCAATTCCTCAAGAGTTCTACTCCTGCTTTCAATCTCATCTTCGATACACTTGACGACTTTCTCATCATCTTTGATGTGGAAGCAGCCAGTCATTATTTTGCTCTTCACCATCATCCTCTCCAACCAGCGAATAGTATCGACCTGAAAATTCACGACAGCTTTGTACTCGGGAGAGTCAACCAGTTTGATTGATGCAGAGAACATCTTTTTGTCGGCAGAAGTCTGAATCTCATCTTTATTAGCCTTTGCTCTGTTTCCCCAAGAGTGAGCCTCGAACTTTAAAAGTTTCGATCCAGTAATATTAAAATCCATTGTCTTGTTCATAATTTTTCTCCTTTTTGTTTATTTTGTTATAAGTTTTGTTATTCAAATTTTCTGGAAGACGTTTGCTGAACAGAGATCGTATTCATGCTGTAAATCCCCTTGGTGTTGGCACTGATGAACTTGCCAGAAGCAAGACGTCTCAACGCATCAATCTGTTCAGCAGCAGATTTAGCAACTGGAACAATATATTTGGCTGCTTCAGTCAACTTGATGTTCAGTTTGGAGCTGAGCTTGCAGCACTGCTTTATTTCTGCTCCTGTCCAGCCTTCGTCAGTAGGAACACTTCTGTCCTTGACATCATACTTAGCTATGTAGATGTCCCAAATTTTCTTCCGCTCATCTTTCGTAGGCAGATCAAAGAAGAATGTACCCATCGTGAACCGTCTCCTGAGTTCAGGAGGCAATGTGGTGATGTTGTTGCAGGTAGCGATGAACAGCACTCTTCCTTTGCTGATGGCTTCAATGACTTGTAAAGCCTTTCTGGTTTGCTCACCAGATTTACCAACCAAGCTGTTCTTCATTGCACCAAGATCAAAACTTATCGTAGGAATGTTGCCGCAGTTACCAGCAGATTTCGCTACAGCAGATTTAGCAGCACCAGGAGGACCGACGAAAATCATTCCGTCGACTTCCTTGTCTTGCATAAAAGATAGAATTGCTCCCAACTGATCTTGAGAGACGCCAGAGGAATCAGAACCGCTACCAGCGAAAGATTTTTCTATCTCATCCATGAACACGATCGCTCTTGGATGATCCTTTCCTCCAATCACCGCTTTGGTAAACTCTTTAACATTATCACAACCTCCGACGTCTTCGAAGCTCTCACTACCACGCCAGATGCTCAAGCCAGGAGTTTGCTCAACAGCTTTGCACTTCCTCTCCCAGAGAAGTTTGCTGTCAATAACAATCTCATCATTTTCCTTCTTGACGCAGGTCGCCAAAGTCTGCTCAGCACAGAATGCTGACAAGCCAATCAATGTGTCGGCAATCTTGTCTTCATCATTGATTTTCTGTATCCCAGCATCCTGTTGAATACTGCGAATGATTTCCTTTATTGCTTCCTCATCAGGAAGTTTCTCGGTCAGAATCATCACATCCTGCTCCAGTTCTGTCGGAAGTACAAATGACGGAGCAAGCATTACCAATGTAGCACCAGAGGACTTGAACACATCTCTCAGATTACAAATTCCCTGAGAGATGGCTGCTTCCGACAAGAAGCGATGCATGTTGCTCATGAATACGATTGTTTTTTCTGGAGCCTTCACAATCTTGCTTAACATCTCTACCGGATTGCCAGTGACCATCGCAGGATCGTCTCCTGCACAAATGTTGTTAACTAATTCAGCACCGAGCTGATTGACAGGAACCAGCCCATTTATTATATTCCATTGTACAACCGGAACATTTTCGTTACACTTAGAAATCTCTCTGACCAATGCTTGCTGGTCAGCTGTCTCAATAGCGATTATCGGAACCGCTGCTCTTCTTGCAGCTTTAAATTGATTTAACATTAGTTTTCTCCTTTCGATTATAAGTTTTTTCTTTCGATTATAAGTTTTTTTTCTTCGTTCCCTCTTATCCACACAAATTAAGATAGTGTTTTTCTTCCTCATAATATGCAGGAGTGAGCTGACGTTTCAATTCCTTGCCCAACGCATTCTCCAAGAACTCACTTTCTTTTATGCAGCTCTTGCCTTTGAAGCCCTTGGTCTCGACTTTCACTGTACCTTCAGCGTCAACAGTTAATAATATTTCTTTCATTGTTTTACCTCCCTATCCTTATTCTAAGTTGAATTCCGTTTTGTGTCTGCTGTTCGAAAACCTGATAGCCTTTTTTTCTGGCCTCAAGTTTTCCTTTCTCTATGGCATAAGCTTGTTTCAGCAAGCCACCATTTGGTCCGATTGCTCTTCCGATGTTTTTATCATAAAAATCGGTTTGTAGGTTGTATCCTTTCCTGTCTTGATTTCTGATAATGCCAATTTCATAGTTAGCCCCAGGAACCTTGATGACGGCTTCACAAGATGTTCTTCGTCTGGCAAACCAGACAAACTCTTTTTGGTCTTGCCGAAATTCAAGATTCAGTCTTTTGCAGGCAGATTTTAATACCTGCAAGTCCTGCAATTCTAATTCAATTCTCGTTAAATGACTCATAAATTTTCTCCTTTCGTTTCGTTTTGTTTTTTTGTTTTTGTTTTTGCTACAAGTTTTCTTACTTCTAAAATTCTTTCAATAAAGCTCATTAACAATATGCTAATGAGCTCTATGAAGTAATTTTATTTTTGCTATCCGTCCTGGTCTAACTCTGACCTCTTCGTCGAGGATGCCTTTAGCCAAGTGGTTCAGGAATTTTCTTTTAAATCCCTCGGAGCCTTATGGTCTGCTGATGTAATCTCGCCGCCACCCCTAATGAAAACTCTCAATTTCGTTCGGACACCGCCCTGCAACTACTTTCGAGATATTCAATTGTCAAAGAACATATTAAATATGTACTTATATTATATATATTTTTTTAAAAAAGTAAAGTATTTTTTAAAAAAAAATAAAAAAAAAATAACTAAATGATTTCAATGTGTTACCTTGATTTTAAAAGATTTTTTGATAAAATTTTGGTAGGATTTTCAATAAAAAAAACGACGGCAGGTAAAAAGGATGAAAAAACTCTGCCGTCGCCCACACCAATAACAAGAGCATGAAAACTTGTTACCGGTAGTGTTTTGTTCTCAGCTGTTTTGGTATCTTATTTCTCAACAAAGTTTCTGGTCTCCTTTCAAATTGAATAATCGGTGTCGATCTCGGTGGTGGATTAAGTGTTGCAAAAATATCAGGTTGAATATCAACTTCTTTTCTTCTACTTTTATTTTTTAACTGCTCATACATTGTAAAATCTTCTGCTCTTATTATCCATTCTTTCAATTTTAACATTCCTGCATCTTTAATACCAACACCTTTATGTCCAGAGCCAATACCAGAACGACCAGGAAGACCCTTCATTCCAACATATAATGGATTATCAGAATCATCAAAAATATACCCACGGCCATTTTTTGAAATATATGACATTCTGCCAATTTCCTCTAAATTAACTTTCCCAGGATTTATTATTTTCCATATTCTAATATCCAAAAAACTTGTCCCATCAATTACTTGTTTCAATTCCGGAAGAAATGAACATCTAAAACAAGTTTGTGCTAATGATGCATGCCCCATATTAGAATGAATGTGATAGGTATTAGTTCCTATATGATAATATCGGCTTCTTCCTATTCCAACCACTTCGTACCTATCTAATAATTTTAACATCTCTTTTATGTAATCTGGAGAATAATACTCATCATCTTCACAAATAAATATTTTATTACCATTCACATAATTGAGAGCTAATTTCAAATTAAGAATCATAGTTTGTTTCGGATCATTGTAAGAAGGCTCTCTTCTTATGTATTGTATCCAAGAGGCATCAAGATTTTCTGAAATGGGAATTTTACCATCATCAATTATTATCCATTGAGAAGGCTTTACTTTTTGATTCACCATCCATTTCTTACACAAATAAAAAGCTTCTGGTCTATCACCAGTACAGGTGATGCAAGTAATTCTATTTTCTCCCGGATCCAAAACTTTTTCCCAAGATCCTTCTATTTCATCTTTATGATTTTTAATTCTAATATCCCTTGTCCCTCTTTTCCTATGTTTGATGTAGTATTTTTCTTTTTTATCTGAATAACAAAGATCTTTGAATTCTTTCAGTACAACCTCCGACAATCCTTTTCTATAGATTTCTAACATTGTTTGTACAGCAGGAGATCCATGATGAATAAATGGAGAGTATTTTTTATATTCTTTCATCTGTATTAAACAAAAATAGGGATGTAAATATTTCATCGGACCTTCATTCATTTTGTCTTTTCTTGTTCCCCAAATATGGCCTCCTAAATCAGTCATTTCAAAACTACCAACACCCCATGTCATATCTTCCATCATATTTAGCATTTCTTCTATAGGGGAATAAACCATTTCTATATCAGAGTCAAATACCAGCAGATAAGGAGTGTCAATGTATTGTATTCCATAGTTCAGACCTTTACCATGACCAATATTGCCTGTAATGTGAAATACTCTTGTGTTAGAATTTGCCAAAGTTCTAATATATGAATAGCAAGAATCTGTTTTATCAGACCCATCAACCACGATCAATTTCATTTTCGGATGATGTTTTCTTATCGATGTTATTGCTGTCTTTAATAAATCTTTAGTGTTATGAGAAACAACTACTCCTGTCACAATCTTATCTACATTTGTATTGTTTTTTGAAATATTTATGTTCTCTTCACTTTCCCCTTTACTACCAACCATTAAAGACTTGCTGTATATTTTGTCTTGCCAATATATTTTTGGCTTGGTTCTAAAAACACTATCAATAAAGAAGAAATCTCCTGCTTTTCTTTGAAGAAAATTTATAATATGTTTTTGCCATAATTCTTTTTTCACCACAACATTTGCGGTATCAATATGATTTATAATAAGTTTATCTTTCCCCCATACATACCTACTGCTTGGATATAAAACACCATCTATAAGATTTCTAATGAAAATCATTTCTGGAGAATGTATTTTAACTATTTCTTTAAGGTCAGTTACAAAATCATCTGTGATTAGAACATTATCATCATCAAGCATGAAAACATAATCACCTTTTACTTTGTCTCGATTTTCATAGAAGAATCCATTCGCTCTTGCAAATCCAACTCCAATATCATCTCTCAAAATTATATGTTCAAGATCTTGGTCTTTTTGTCGATCAACACTCTCACAACACAGTTTATACATATTAGGTCTTTTGTAATAGTGTCTAGTTACAATTGATAAAAACGGATTCACTTATTCCACCTCCCAGGTTCAAACCAATCAAACAGAGAATATAAATTCGGTTCGTATTTTATATGATAGTTATCTTTTAACCATATTGCCATTTTTCCATCTGCCCAGTGAATTGTCCAATCCCATTTCATCTTCTTCGCAACTCTTCCTTTGACAAATATTTGCCCTAAAGCAATTCCGCCTCTTTTTACATTCTCTGGTTTAGCAAATAAAGTATTACTTCCTTGAGCAAAAGATTGGTCAGGTCTTTTAATTATGTTGTCTCCTCTTTTCATAGAAATAAATATAACCAGGTTGCATGCCGGAGTATCCGTTTGTCAATCTAACCTATGGGTGAACAAGCCGCTGCGCAGTTTCGGTTCAAACCAGGTTGATTTCGGCGGCATAATGGCTCCCGCGTCGGCAACCTTGATGA